CACCCGAGGGCCAGACGGCCCAGCCTGCGCCTGATGCAGAGCCCGGACCACCGCAGCCCGACCCAGCCCCTCCTGCTAACCCTGCCTGACCACGGTCAGGTAGACTTCGGGTGTGCCCGGAATCGGTAGAGCTACGCTGCGACAACAAGATCCTGTTCGCCATACTGGATGATGGAGTCATCAAGGTGAAGTGCAGATCTCGTCGTTGTGGAGCTCGACCGGGAGCGGTAATCGTCCACCGCTTCGACGGCACAACGGGAACTCTCCTGGGAACTGATCGATACAGAGATCCCGCGTTCGATGAAAGGAGGGCGTGACTATGGCTCTGGCCGAGTCTCTCCCCTATGGTCTGCGCGATATCCGGCTCACTCCAGTCTCTTCGACTGGCGTGCTGGGTACTCCGGTTGACCTGCCCAACGGTCGCACACTGAGCTACGAGGAGACGGAAGACTTCGAGACGCTCCGTGGAGACGACCGAGATGTTGCAAGTCGTGGCAAGGGCCCACAGATTGGCTGGGAGCTCGAGAGTGGTGGTATTTCGCTGGAGGCATATGCAGTCCTCAACGGCGGTACCGTCACCCTGAGTGGCACGACTCCCAACCAGATCAAGTCCTACAACAAGAAGGTCACTGATCAGCGGCCCGAGTTCAAGTGCGAGGGCCAGGCAATGTCCGAGAGTGGAGGCGACTTCCACACGATTCTGCACCGTTGCAAGGCGACTGAGTCCCTTGCCGGCGAGCTCGCAGACGGCACCTTCTTCCTGACCAGCGCCAAGGGCACAGCTCTTGCATCTCGCACCGCCGCAACGGTGGACAAGATGTACGACTTCGTCCAGAACGAGACCATCACCGCTATCCCCTAGATCTATGGAGAGGACCACACGGATGGCAACCTCCGGTAATCCCGCCAAGCGGGCAGCCGACAAGGCAAAAGCAGCACAGGCGACGTCGGTCGCCGAGTGGAAGCGCGCGAACAAGCCGGCACCACTCAAGCTCCCCTCCGGGTTCACGGCACTGGTCAAGGTGCCCGGCCTGTCCACGCTGTTGGCAGAGGGGCTCATCTCAGATACGCTCACGCCCATGGCGGAGGCCGCTGTGCAGCGTGGGAAGACGGGCAGAGGCCCAGAGGGTCCGTCCGACGAGGAGCTGGCAGCGATTGCCAGCGATCCAGAGAAGCTGTCCAAGGCTCTGGATACGTTCGACAAGGTTCTGGTCTACTGCGTGGTTGAGCCTCCTGTGACCTACTACAAGGACGAGGACGGTACGGTCATCCCAGACGAGGACCGTGACGAGGACGTCCTGTACAGCGACGAAGTTGATCTCGACGACAAGATGTTCATCTTCAACGTGTGCGTTGGAGGTACCAAGGATCTCGAGCAGTTTCGTAGCCAGCTCGGATCGACTGTGGACAGCATTCACGCTGTCTAAGCAGATGGGAGTGAGGCCATCAGATCTCTATCAGGTCGAGGATCCAGTAGCAGCCTACTGCTTCGACCGTGCGGTGTACCACTTTGGAACATCGCTCAAGGCTGAACTTGAAGAAGTGCAAGGCAAGACAGAACAGGAGATCCAGCGGAAGCGGTTGAGTATCCTCTCGAGGTGGATACCCGAGGCATCGACTGCGACCCGTCAGAGATTCCGAGATCCTGCAAAAGGATAGGAACCTGATATGCCAGGGTCATACAATCTCGGTACTGCAGCTGGCCGGATCATTGTTGATGGCTCCGGTGCGGAGAAGGGCTTTGGCGTTGCCTCTGCCGCAGCGCAGGGCTTCTACAAGGTCCTGTCTGACAAGATCAACACTGTAAAGAACGTCGGCAAGGGTCTCCTCGGGATTGGATCCGCTGGCGCGGCCGGCATCGGCCTTGCTATCAAGGCTGCATCGAACTTCCAGACAGAGCTCTCGGCCGTGCAGGCCGTCAGCGGTGCGACCACAGACGAGATGAAGAAGATCTCCAAGGCCGCACTCCGCATTGGTAAGGACACCACCTTCAGCGCCTCCGAGGCTGCGCAGGCCATGGAGGAGCTCGTCAAGGCCGGTGTCTCTGTCAACGACGTCCTCAATGGCGCTGCTGACGCCGTAGTCGCTCTCGCAGCGGCTGGACAGATCGACCTGCCGCGTGCGGCCGAGGTCGCGTCCAATGCAATGAACAACTTCAAGCTCAAGGGCAGTGACATGCCGCACGTTGCGGACCTCATTGCTGGAGCTGCGAATGCATCCGCCATTAGCGTTGATGACTTCGCCTACTCACTTTCGCAGGGCGGTGCCGTTGCAGCCATCTCGGGTCTGAAGTTCGATGACCTCGCAGTTGCCATTGCAGAGATGGGCAATGCCGGCATCAAGGGCTCGGACGCGGGCACCTCGATCAAGACCTTCCTGACCAACCTGATCCCGACTACCGAGTCTCAGATCAACAAGTTTGTAGAGCTCGGCCTCATCATGGGTGGCAATGCCACTGCGATGCAGCAGTTGGCCAAGCGCGGCATCAGGCCTCTGAGCAACTCCTACGCCGACATCAACGATGCCATCATGAAGTATGTGGTGCGCACGACCGGGCTGAAGTCGGGATCTGCAAAGGCGCAGAAGGAAGTCAACAAGCTCGGTCAGATTACCGGAGCTCTGAAGAACCAGTTCTTCGATGCCAACGGCAACATCAAGTCGATGGCAGACATCCAGGGCGTGCTGAACAAGTCGACCAAGAATCTGACCAAGGAGCAGAAGCTCCAGACGCTGGAGATGCTGTTCGGCTCTGACGCCATCCGAGCCGCAGCCGTCCTCGCGGATCAGGGCGCGGCTGGATACAACAAGATGGCTGCGGCCATGGGCAAGGTCAAGGCGGCAGACGTTGCCAAGACTCGCATGGACAACCTCAAGGGATCCATTGAGCAGTTGCGCGGATCCTTCGAGACGATGCTCATTACCATTGGCAACATCTTCCTGCCGATGGTCAAGAAGGTTGTCGATGCAGTCACCTGGCTGGTCAACCTCTTCAACAGCCTCCCCGAGCCCATCCAGAAGACCATTGGTATCATCCTCGGTCTGGTCACGGCGTTCTCGCTCATCACCGGGGCGATCATTACACTAGCATTTGCATTGGCACCAATCATCCTGCAGTTCCTTGCCATGCGTGCGCTCAAGTCTGTGTTCTCCATCTTCGTGGATGGCTTCAAGGCGTTCCGTGGAGGTGCGACCGCAGTCGAGGCCGTCACTGTGGGGCTGCGGCGTGGGGTGGAGGTGTTCACCAAGTTCGGACGCATAGGCCGTGTCCTGTTTGGAGTCCTGACCAGGATCCCCGGCATCCTCGGAGCCATTCGTACTGCGATCTCCTTCGTGTTTGGACCGTGGGGCGCTCTCATTGCCATTGTCATCGCAGCTGTCATCATCCTGTACAACAAGTGGAAGCCATTCCATGACCTGGTCAACAACACAGCTCAGATGGTCAAGAATGGACTTGTTGTTGCATTCAACTTCCTGAAGGCGGCATGGGACCAGATCGTTGCCGGCTTCAGCGGAGCCTCCTCCTCGGTTGGCGGAGTTGCAGGCTTCTTCATCACGCTCGGGCAGGCAGCCAAGACCGTATGGGATGCTCTGGTACTGCTTGGCCAGGCATTCATGGACAACGTCGTGCCTGCGCTCAAGGCGGTGGGCGGCAATCTTCTGACAGCGCTCATCTCTGGATGGAACCAGATCAAGGATGCAGTGGTTACCAACCTGCTTCCTGCGCTGCAGCAGCTCGGGCAGACATTCATGACGCAGATCCTTCCTGCACTGAAGCAGGTATGGGCTGTCCTCGGCCCGTTCCTCGCAGTCGTGGGCAAGGTCGCCGCTGTGATCGTGGGCGTACTCCTGTATGCCCTGTTCCAGTGGTACAAGTTCCTCATCACCTACGTGCTGCCGGCTCTGATCACCGTGATTGGATGGATCCTGGGCAAGCTCATCCCGGTGATTGCAGGACTCATCGTCATCGTGATCAATGTCATCTCCTGGTTCTTCAAGTTTGCAGCTGCCGTGATCACTGCGGTCGTGGGTGCAATCAAGGCCGTGGTCGACTGGTTTACCAGGTTTGCGACTGCTACCAAGAACATTGTTGTTGCTTCGTTTGACTTCATCAAGAATGCAATCAAGACGGCTGTTGACTTCATCCGGAACGTGATCACTACAGGCCTCAACATCATCAAGAGCATCTGGCAGGCCGTGTGGGGTCTGTTCGGTCCACTGGTGATGGCCATCTTCGGTCTCATCTCAGCAGTGGTAAAGCTCGGCATGGCGATCGTCATGTTCGTCATCAACACAGCGCTTGCTGCGATCAAGGCAATCTGGTCGGCTGTATGGAACTTCCTCGTCGCGGTTGTTACGGCGGTATGGGGCTTCATATGGGGCGTCATCATGTTCTACGTCAATCTCATCAAGGCTGCTATCAACATCGCCTTGGAGTTCATCAAGGCGATCTGGAACGCTGCCTGGACGTGGATCTCCGGGATCGTTACTACCGTATGGACTGCAATTGTCAACGCTGTGTCAGGTCCGATCAACTGGATCAAGGGCCTCATCAGTAGCGCGCTCGGGGCGATCCGTGGATTCTTCCAGACACACTTCGGTGGAGCGAAGACCGACACCATTAATGCATTCGACGGAATCAAGAAGGCGATCAGCGACAAGATCGAGGCTGCGAAGAAGTTCGTCAGCGATGCCATCGCTACCATCAAGGGCTACTTCGCCGGAGCCGGCAGCTGGCTGTACAACGCAGGCCGCAACATCATCCAGGGTCTCATTGATGGTGTGACGTCCATGATCACCTCGCTGACCAACAAGCTCTCCAGCCTCACCAAGTTGATCCCGGACAAGAAGGGTCCACCGGCTGTAGACAAGCGTTTGCTGCAGAGGAACGGCCAGCTCATCATTCAGGGTCTGATCAACGGCATCTCCGACGAGGAGGGCAACCTCATCAACAAGTTGCAGTCGCTGTCTACAGCGATCCCCGTGACGATGGACGCGAGCTCCTCTGTTGCGATGGCCGGAGTTGGAGCTGGACGTGTTACCCCGGCTGCTCAGACCGCAGCCACCGGCCTCAAGATGGTCAACGGTACGCTAGGCATTGACCCGTCTGGCAAGGCATGGATCCAGGGTCTGGCGCAGGAGGTCGTGGACACAGGTGAGGACTACGGCACTACACTGAGTAGGATGGGAGGCTTCTGATGGGCAGCACGCCGATCCTGATGAACAACGCTTCGGACAGCTGGATCTACCAGTACCAGCCGACGAAGGCACAGGGTACGGCTGGGTCCGTCCTGTATGCAGGCAACGACAGCGGCAGGATCACCAAGTCGCTGCTGTACTACTCGCTGCCGTTCCCGCGCGGCGTCTCTGTCCTCTCTGCCAAGCTCCGGCTCACGCAGTACGGTGCCGTGACCGGCAGCAAGACCATCTCCGTCCAACGCATCAACGCATCCTGGAGCGCCACTAAGGTCACCTACAACACGGCTCCGGCTGTCACCGGGACAGTTGTGTCGCAGACCAAGGCGTCTCCGGTCGCTGCCACCGTATGGGAGTGGGACGTCTCCGCTCTGATGCAGACCGTCTCTAACGGTGGCAACTGGTTCGGCTTCATGATCAGCTCCAGCACTGCGCAGACGCGGTTCTGCTCGCCCAACTACACCACTGTGGCCTATCGCCCGGTGCTGGAGGTCTCTTGGAAGGACAACCCCAAGAAGCCCACCACGCTCCACCCGGACGGAGGCCGGGCGACGAGCCTCGCACGGCCTACGCTCTCCTGTGACTTCACCGACCTGTCTGGCGACACGACAATGGCGTCTATCCAGATCCGCATCTTCGGATCGCAGGCTGCATCGGATGCACAGACTCCGATCGAGTTCGACACCGCTGAGGTCGCAGCCGACGTGCCAGAGCTTGACATGTCGACGACTGCCTGGACGGCTCCGGCGGACAACACGCAGAAGTGGTGGAGAGTCCGCGTGAAGGATGGAGCGGGACTCTGGTCGGACTGGAGCGACGGAGCCACATGGTGGTACAGGTCGGACGGCACTATAACCTTCAACAACCCAACACTCCTGGAGACACGTCGCAACAAGATCACGAACCCGAGTTGGCGAGCTACGTCTGGAATCTTTGAGGCTCGACGCAATTATGCCACGAATCCCTGTGGCCGAGGCAGCCTCACCGGATGGCAGCCTGGTCTGGCAGGAGGTACGGGAGCCCTCACGTCGCAGACTGGAACCGGGCCTCTGACGCTGACCGACTTCGTTCGTCTCCCCATGACTGCCGCTGCAACCTCGACTGCGGTCTACATTGGTTGTGGAACAACAAGCGGAGGCTCTGGGTCAATAGCGGTGACAGTGGGCGACACCGTCAACGCCTCCTGCTACATCCGGATGGTGACAGCGATCAGCACTGTCTTCCGTCAGCAGGTCAACTTCTACACATCTGGCGGAGTCTTCGTCTCGTCGCTCACCGGAACAAACACCTCCATCCCGACCGGAGTGTGGACGCAACTCACGGTAGCTGGAGTGGTTCCGGCAACGGCTGCCTTTGCCACGGTGATCCCGACCCAGCAGTCTGGTACTCTGCTGCCCAACGGTGGCATTCTCGAGATGTCGGCTGTTCTCTTCGAGAAGGCATGTAACACTGCCCTGTCGTACTTCGATGGGGCCACGCCAACCGCTGATCAGCTCACCTATGCGTGGGCTGGAACTGCCAACCTGAGCGAGTCCTCGGCCAATGGTCCCCACATGACAGGGCTGGGAGCAGCGTTCACGTTCTATTCCAGCACCATAGGAGTGGTCGGATGGCAGTCAGCAGCGGGAGTCTACAGGATACTCGCCAAACTCTCGGCAGGCTTCAGCCTTTGGGGCTTCACGTCCATTGCTCCGGTCGTTGCGAATCCCGGAGAGTTCTGGATGGCTCGTCT